ACGCACAGGAAGAAGTCGTAAGCGGCTACGATGATGCGGAGGAGGTGTAACTTATGGCACAGGTAATTAAAGAGATTACTGTCGATGTTGCGAGGAAAAACCTGTTTCAAGCGATTGTAGCAAAGCAGCACGATAGCAATTCTCGTTTCTTGAAAGTATCTTTCACCAATGAGGGTGAGCCTATTACAATCGGTTCGGCTTCAAGTGTAATTATCAATGCTGAGAGAGCCGATAACGAATCTAAATCGTTTGCAGGAAGTGTGAATGATGACGGGACCGTTACAGTTCCTCTCACAAATTGGATGCTTGAACTTGACGATTTTCTCCGTTGTGATATTTCCATTGTAGCGGCAGATGACAGTAAACTTACTTCAACCTCTTTCACCATTGAGGTTGAAGCGGCGGCAAATGGTGAGGGTAGCGACATCTCAGAAGATGAGAACTACGACATACTTATCACTTTACTTTCGGATTGTGCGAAAGCGAAGAGCGATTGTGAAGATGCGACCAATTCCGCCAACACGGCAGCCGCTCTTGCCAACGATAAAGCATCTTTGGCACAGACCGCCACCGACAGAGCGAATGAAGTTGCAGACAATCTTAACGCCGTTATGGAAGAAGCAAATACTTCGTTGGAGGAAATGGAAACTGCTACCGAAAATGCAGTAAAAGCAAAAACGGATGCGGAGACTGCAACCTCAAATGCCAATACCGCAACATCTAATGCCAATACTGCTGCTGATGCGGCTAACAATGCCGCCGACAGAGTTGGCGATATGTTACAGGCACAGAATGTTTCATACGACAACTCGGATAGCGGTCTTGATGCAGGAGATGTAAAAGCGGCGGTCGATGAACTCGCTAAGAAAATCGGCGGTGTAGCAAACATCGTAGTTGAATCGTGGGAAGATGTACAGAAGATTGTTCGTATGGGTCTTGCATCCAATACCTTTGCAATCGGAGACCAACTCACCTGTCAGCGTGGAAGCACTACGCTCGTATGGGATATTATTGGTATCGACCACGATACACCTACTGATAAGAACTTTAAGCACAGTCTCACATTGCAGTTGCACGACTGTCTGTTATCTTTACAGTATGATGCTACCGAAGCCCTGTTCTACGCAGAAAACGAACTCCCGGAAGGTACATATAACTTCACTCTTCTTGCAGGTTATGACACTACCTACGGCGGCGGTAAAACATACTCATTCACTCTTGCAAAACCTGTTCCGGCAGGTGGCGTGATTATGTTTCCGTGGGGTTATCAGAAACAGGCGGCAGATACCAAAATCAGCACCTATGGTTCTGTTACATCAACGACAGTAATTGAATCTGTGGCAGTAACAGAGGGTGCAAACGGAACTGCTCTCGAAACTGTTGGAGAGTGTAACCATACACATCGTATTCGCTACGGCTCGAATAATTGGATGCAGTCTGCTATGAGACAGTATCTTAATAGCGATGCTGCCGCAGGTAGTGTGTGGACTCCTAAGACCAACTTTGACAGACCGCCATCTTGGGCTACAAATACCGCAGGATTCCTTAACGGATTGGATGCAGACTTCCTCGCAGTCATCGGTGAAGTTGATAAGATTACCACTCTCAACACACTTACTGATGGTGGAGGTAGTGAGACAAACGCAGAAAAGTTCTTCCTGTTGTCTCGTTCCGAAGTTTATGGCGGTAAAGAGAATGGTATTTTAGAGGGAGATGCTTACCCCTACTATTCCGAAACATCGGATTTAAGTGCGGCAGGTACAGGAGCAGACACAAATCGTATCAAGTACAGAAATGGTGCGGCACAGTATTGGTGGCTTCGTTCACCCAGCACCTCGCACTCGAGCAATGTGCGTAATGTGAATACCACAGGCAATGTCGGCAACAATAGTGCCAACAACAGGAACGGTGTTGCCCCGGCTTGTTGTATCATCTAAAAATAAAGAATCGCCCCGTTAGGGGCGTAGGAGGAGAATATGTCAGTAGTAAAGTCAAAACGAGGAGAAGGTCAGTTGTTGGTTATCACTAAGGCTAATGAACTTGCCACATATACCATTAAGATATGCTCTAACGAGAAGAATTTCCCGAAGCATTATCGTTGGTGCATCACAAGCAAGATAGTTGATGCCGCTATTGAAATCAGCAACAATGCGAATATGGCAAACTCGGTGTATGTAAAAGACAGTACCGATTATGCAATTCGTAAGCAGTATCAAACCAAAGCACTTGCTTCGACATATTCTCTCCTCAGTATGATGGATATTTCGTACAGAGTATTCGGCATCGAAAATAGCCGTATGGAGTATTGGACTAAGATTGCTCTTGAAGTTCAAACGATGCTGAGAAATTGGCGAAAGTCCGATATGGAACGATATAAGAATATGGGTTAGCAGTTGTCAAGCTCGTTCACCCAACACCTCGAACTCGAACAATGTGCGTAATGTGAATACCACAGGCAATGTCAACAACAATAATGCCAACAACAGTAACGGTGTTGCCCCGGATTGTGAGTACCGCTCGTATTAAAGTAATCTGTCCTTTTTCAGACGAAATCAATGCACTCACACACAAGGAACTGCTATCCCGACCGATATGGTGAAAACAGGAGTGCCGATGCGATTTACTTCCAATAGTAAGCATCGCTATACACGGCAACTAATTTTAATTATGATGAATGAATCGAAAATAAAAGAAAAGGTTTGTAACTTTGGAAACCTGTATGATGCTTTATGGAAATGTAAGCGTAATGTAGGTTGGAAAGATAGTGTTGCAGGTTATGTAAAGAACGGCTTGGTAAACTGCTTAACACTTAGGGAACAACTTATGAATGGTACATATGAGATAAGTAAATACACGATGTTCAAGGTTTACGAACCAAAAGAACGGGACATAGTAAGCACCCGAATAAAGGATAGGGTGTTTCAACGAAGCCTGTGCGATAATTACCTAACCGAAGAAATATCACGCTCGTTTATCTACGATAACTGTGCGTGTCAAGAAGGTAAAGGTACGAAGTTCGCAAGAGACAGGCTCAAATCCCACCTGCAACGCTTCTATCGGAAACACGGCGTTGAGGGATATGTCCTTAAATGTGATTTATCTAATTTCTTTGGTAGCACTCGCCACGATGTCGCTATTGCGGCAGTTGAAAAGCGTGTTGGTGATGCGTGGGCGGTCTCCGAAGTAACGAGAATAATCAAGAGCTTTAATCAAGGCGAGAATCCCGATGTAGGTATGGGTCTTGGGTCGCAGGTAACTCAACTCGTACAGTTGGCGGTACTTGATGACTTCGACCACTACATCAAAGAGCAATTACACATCAAGCATTACATTCGATACAACGATGACTTTGTTCTCATTCACGAGGATAAAGATTATCTCCGAAACTGTAAGGCGTTGATTGAGAAGTGGGTTACGGATTTAGGGTTAAAACTGAGTCCGAAAAAGACACAGTTGTTTCCGATAACTCAACCGATTCACTTCTTGGGTTTCAGTTTTCGATTGACTGCGACCGGCAAGGTTGTTATGAAACTTCTCCCGGAGAAAATCTCTCACGAGCGTAGGAAACTTCGTAAATTGGTGGCACGAGCGAAAGCCGGACACCTTACGAGAGAACAGGTCGATGAGTGTTTCAAGAGTTGGAAGGCTCACGCTGAACAGGGAGATACACACAATCTTGTAAGAAAGATGTACGAATACTATCAAGAATTATGGAGGTAAACAGTATGTTTAAGTTTATAACCGACAAAGAACAACTCTTGCGTGAGCGTAGGAAGACGGAACATATCGAGTCTCGTCAGAGTAGCGTTGAGGTTGCGACCTCCGTAACCTTTGTTACTTTGGCTGAGAATGGTACTATTGACGAGGTTACGGCTACCGAACACACAGACCTTTTCTCCCCGTGGGTGAGCGGAATGGCGTATGCGGTCGGTGCATTGAGACAGTACAACGATGAGTTATATCGTTGTGTACAGGCTCATACTTCACAGGATGATTGGACTCCCGATGTTTCTGCTTCTCTGTGGAGCAAGGTCGGAAATCCTGCTGAGGAATATCCTGCGTGGTCTCAGCCCATCGGTTCTCACGATGCTTATGCTTCGGGAGATAAGGTTACTCATAATGATAAGAAATGGGTTTCCACCGTTGACGGAAATGTGTGGGAGCCGGGAATTTACGGATGGGAGGTTGCAGAATGATTGAAGCGTTGATTGCTGCCGGTTCAGCCATTGTCGTAGGTGGCTTATCGCTGATAGGTGTAATTATCACCAACAACAAATCCAACAATGAGATGAAGAGCGATATTAAAACGGCACAAGCGGTAACAAACGAGCGAATCAATGAACTTACTCGTGAAGTGCGTTTACACAATGATTTTGCTACAAGAATCCCTGTACTCGAAGAAAAATTAGATGTTGCGAATCATCGCATATCTGACCTCGAAGTATTTCACAAACCCACAAACTAATCGGAGGTGTAATAATATGGCAGTTATGACAAACAAAGAGTTCGTACAGAAACTCAAAGATGTAGTTTATAACTACAAGACCCTGTATATTATGGGATGCTTCGGTGCTCCTATGACAGAAGCGAACAAGATTCGCTATTGCAACAATCACTCCTACAACAAAAAAGCGGCTCGTACCGCTATGATTAAGGCGGCAACGAGCGACACATTCGGTTTCGACTGTGTGAACCTTATTAAAGGTATTCTGTGGGGATGGAACGGCGATGTATCAAAGCAATACGGCGGTGCGAGATATGCCGTAAATGGTGTACTCGATGTTAGTGCCGATGGTATGATTGCTCTCTGTTCTGACCTCTCGACCGATTTCAACCACATCGAAGTCGGAGAAGCGGTATGGTGCAAAGGTCATATCGGTGTTTATATCGGTGATGGTCTTGCAATCGAATGTACTCCCTCGTGGAAAAACAATGTACAGATTACCGCTTGTAATTGCAGTAAGTCGGGGTACAATCGTAGAAATTGGAGTAAACACGGCAAACTTCCTTATATTAAATATATCGTAGAAGCCGTGGATGCTCCTCAGCCTGTGGTTTCCGACAAGACCGAATATAATGTCGGCGATGTAGTCGATTTCACAGGTACTACACATTACACTTCTTCCTACATTGCGGCAATCGGAAGAAAATGTAAGCCCGGTAAAGTTAAGATTACCGCAAAGAGTATCAAAAACAAACACCCCTATCACGCAGTTGCTATTTCGGGTGGCGGTTCTACCGCATACGGATGGATAAACGCATCCGATATTAACGGTCCCGTTGATACCGCATACGCTCCTGCAAAGGGAGATAAAGTCAAGATGGTTAAGGATGCTCCTGTGTATGGTAAAACATACAAATTCTCTCCGTGGGTGTATAATTGCACTCTGTTCGTGAGAGATGTACAGGGTTCTCGTATAACGATTTCCACACAGAAAACGGGAGCAATCACAGGTGTTGTCGATAAGAAATACCTTACTAAAATATAATCGGAGGTAACGAATTATGGAACTCTTCACACAATTTATCAATGAATACGGAACTACCCTTATCTATGCCGTACTTACTGCTATTGCAGGATATGTCGGTCTTTGGGTTAAGTCCCTTTACACAAAATACATCAACGACAAGACCAAACAGGATGTCGTTAAGACCTGCGTAAGTGCGGTCGAACAGTTATACAAAGACCTCCACGGCGAAGAAAAATATAACAAGGTCGTGGAATCCGTTTCCGAAATGCTTATGGAAAAAGGCATCACTATTACTGAACTTGAATTGAAGATGCTGATTGAAGCAACGGTCGGAGAGTTTAATAAGGTCTTTGCATCCGCTCCGGCTATTACCGAATCGGAAGAATCGGTATAGTATATAGTCCTCCTCAAACAAAACGAAGCACCGACAGGGCGTTCAACCTTGTCGGTGCTTTGTCGTTTGTCCGAAAAACACTCCTACTATAAAGTGGTTCGGATTATACTTCAATGGTGGAGGCGAGGAGAGTCGAACTCCTGTCCGAAAACCCATCCATACAC